TTCATATAAGGATAGTGTGTCTCAATAAGCTTGAACACATACTTCCAATCAACATGCTCTGCTAGAATATCAACACCGTGTTCATTCTTGATACGCATAACATCTGTCATTGAAAGATCTAAAACTTGGTGTAGTTCTTTCTTAGGGTCATACTTAACCCAGTCGTTTGTAGCATTTCTTTTTTGTTTATTATCTTCTAATAGCTGAGTAACATCTTGTGTCTGTTGTACCACCACCTTATCATCGGAGTAGTGCCAATCTTCTTTCATGTTACCATGCCACGTTGTTTCTTTCATCCTGCTCTCCAATTAAAGGAGAGGGAGGCCGAAGCCCCCCACCCTAATACCTACTAGCTTACTGCGTAATACCCTGCATTAGACTCTTCAGAACGAGCTTCAAGCGTGTAATAACACTCAAGAAGCTTTTTCTCTGCTGAAGTCTGTGTTGCAATGTCGGTAGAATGAATCATTTTACCACCACCAAAAGCAAGACCCCAACTGGTCATATCAAGGATATAAAGCGTGTTAGCTGGCATGTGTTTGTTTGGAACAACCTTAACAGGTCCAAACTGAGACTGGTAAACAGCTACTCGGTTATAGATTTCACCTGTCTTAGCATCAGATTCAACGCTATCGGCCATACCTGACACAGCACCACGCATAGAGCTTACACGAGTTGCATCTGCCATAATACAGACATTGCCGAAGTCACCAGAGTTAGTCCAAACACCATCTATCAAATTAGACAATGTTGTCTCTGAGAAAGTATCGGCAGACCCTGGTGTTGGGAGGGTAAGGCCTGTAGAGGCGCTATTGTCAGTTGTCTCGGTGGATTGGTTAGAGAAGATCCAAGCTACTCCTGCGCTTCGTCCCGCTACAGTGTGACTAGATGCACGTTTGGCTGTTAGAGAGAGAAGTTGTTTCTCAACATCCATGTGAAGCTCTTTGCCTTTCTTCATAAGCTGATAAGCCATCTCCTTACCAGGAACACCTGCTTTGTCAAACAACTCGGCTTTCTTAGTAACAGTAGCTACTTCGTTAGCGATCTGGACATAGTTACCCTTACGAGTACGTGTGTTCAATGTGTTATTGAGAGTAGTCTCTGCTTCAAGGTTCTCGTTATCCGAAGCGGAGTCCCGATAATTGTCTGTCAACCACTCGTGGTTGTCTGCTGTGGCTTTGGTTTTTGCAATACCAGATGAGAAGGGGGTTTGATAAGGTGTTACGTTGAAGATAATGTTGCCTAAATCTTCACGAATATTGCCTTCTGCACCTAAGTTTACCGCTGTTTGAGCTGTGGTTGATAAAGTAGTCATGATATTTTACCTATTTAAAAGAATCGAGAATTAAATCCACGGCAGCTTGTTTGCTATAAGAACCATCTGGGTTTGTTGCAGATTGGAGTTTAGCGTTTCGTGCCGCAGCCTGTTTTGCCGCTTTACTCGATGACGTACCTTTTCTTAGAACAGTTTTAGAAGCTTGTTTCTTTTTAGGAGCTTTTGCTTTAGCTACTTCATTCTGAGAACTACTAGCCTTAGCTGCATCAAACAACACCTTTAACACCAATGCGTCATTTACCGTGTTAAGCATTTCGGGATCACCGCCAACACTCTTAAAGTATTCTGACATAACCTCAACATTCTTAACAGCCGTGTTTTGGTCTGCAAAAGAAGGTTCAAGCTGTGTTAATACAGTCATTTGCTCTTGAGCATACGCCTGTTGTTGTTCTTGCACCTGTGCCTGATACTGCTGGGACACTTGCTGCGTTATCTCATTAAGCTCTTGCTGTTTTGCTTCATAAAGAACTTTCGTTTCTAATGCCTGTTCGTAAGCGTAAGGGTCTGTCTGTTTCAAAGCTAAAAGCTCTTGAGTCGTGTGAGTTGGTTTTTCGCCATACAACTGCGCTTGTTGTATTTCGAGCACCTGTGCAAGCTGTTCAAGCTGCGCATCACGTTGGGTCTCAAATGCTTTCTTCTCTTCAGACAACGCCTGAGTTTTACGGGTATAATCACCCTGCATCAACAATCCGCTTTTAACCTTTTCTACATCGTCAAGGCCGTTCTCTTGGAGAACTTCACGTACTGCAAGGATGTAATCATATTCGCCATCTTCAAGCTCGATGTCACCACTGGCCACATCACTATCGTCTAGCTCCTCTTCTTCATCCTGATCGGGTGTTGCTTCCAACTCTTCCTCACTGGAGTCATCTTCGATGTACTCATCTTGGGTGTCGTCTTCGGCTACAGATTCATTCTCAACTTGTCCCGCTTCTTTGGGATTGATCATGCCCAACACTGCTTCCATACCGGCAGCTTCTGTCATGGGGTCGTTACTAGAGAAGTCCGTTGGATTATTCTCAATACTCATCTTCATATCCTCAAGGGTCGGCTTTGCCGGTGTCCTTTAGTTAGTGATTATTTTAGGTTTGTCTTTCTGTAGTTCTAAATATTGCTGAAGGGTTGGTGTGTGCATCAACTCCTCAGTCATACCTTCTACCTCTTGTAGTGTGAGCTTAGTATAAACCACACCTCGTACCCAGTTTAAAAGTTTATCAGATACGATGTAATATTCTTCAGAGTTGTTTGCTGATTGTTTCTCTTGAGTTTGCATACCACTCTAGTCCCTCCCGTAGTGCTTTAACAACTTTAACCTCTCGCCAGAGAGATTCCCCTTGTTTCTCAGATGTTACATTCCTAAATGCTTCATAAAGGTTTTGTTCTATCTGATCAAAAATAAACTTAACAGATTCATCCTCTACCAATCGTGCTGCTGCGTTTGCCACCCTGAGCTTTGTTTCTTTATCAGGGGTTTCAAACTGCAAACTAATCGTTGCCGATTTTGACTGCTCTCTCACTGCGTGCCTCCAAGTTTAACTCTGCTATTTTAAATTCATTACTGTCTTCATGCTCACGTACTTCTTGTTCAAACTTAGCTTTCTCTAATTCAAACTCTGCCTTGTCTAGTTCAAACTTAGCCTGTTCTAATTGAACCTGTGCCATAATAGCTTGATCCTGTACTGAAGGAGGCTGTGGCTCTGGGATTCCCGTAAACTCTGGAGGAGGAGCTGTGAAGTAACGACCATGAGCACTTTTGTCGTACATCCTCACCATGTCCTCTTGTAGCTGTACCATCTGCTGCGGCATAACCGTAATACCTAAACCACCTGAAGATGCCATAGCTTGTTGGGCTTGTTGTGTTTGTTGCATATGGAATAGATGCTCTGTCTTAGATGCACCACCTAAACCAACCAACACTGTTACATCCTTACGTGCGTTCCATGTACGAGGGTCTACTTCTACAAACTTATTGTCTAAACGGAAGATAGCTTTATCATCTGAATGAGCAATCTCAAGCTCGTACACACCCATAAATACTTTTCTTAAGAACTCACCAAACTCACGAGCCATTAAGCGAACACGAGCTTGACGTTTCGACAACACTTGACTAACAGCACCTGCTGCTGTGTTACCGTTAAGTACATCAGGACTGATAGACTGATCTGTAGAGCCTACATCCTGCTCCAGCATCTGATCGGCCATACCCATCATGTTATACGTGTGAGCACCGAACGATGGCTGGTTAGGGAATGAGATAGCGTTAGGGTGCTTAACTAAGTAAGGAGCACCAGGCTTACTGCTCATAACACTGTCTAAATCAACCTGTCCTTCTACAATAACAGGTCGGCCATTGTTTAAGTTGTATTGGTTATCAAGCTGGTTGCGCCAAAGTGTGCTCTTAACCTTCTGAATAGGAGCTGCTGCATCAGCAGGGCATAAACCTGTTAAACGATGAGGGATACGAATAGGCGACCAAACTTCAAAAGGAACTTCATCCACTTCCTCTGTTGCTAGTACAACATTACCTACACGACAAACCTTAATAAGTTCATCGTAGTCATCATCGTCTTTATCAAACCGAATGTATATCTCATGTAGGTCGTACATCTTTGAGATGTCATTCTCATCATCATAGTTATCACCATCGAAGTTTCTAGCTATCTTCTCAGGAGCGTCTGATGCGTTATAATCTGTAGAGGTGGTTGCTTTATCTATCTTCTTAGTGTCAAAACCCATAGCAATAAGATCACTACGAGACTTCAGAGATCGCTGTCTTGTGTACTTAGACTCTTTCACAGAAGTAGCTGCTCTGTCTATAGCAAATTCTTCTGGAGGAACAACTTCTATTTTTGTTTCACTTTTAGTACGAGTTCTTAACAGAGAACCGCTGTAAGTAACTTGCTCTGATATTTCGTCAAACAATTCCTCAAACTCGGTAATCTCTACCTCTGGATCTGCTTCTAACACTGTAAAAGCCATCTCAGAGATGTCATCAAAGTCGTGGGTTGTCTTCTCATCTGCATCACAACGCCAGCGTTTAATAACACCTTGTCGTTGAAGAAGCCCATCCATAAGACTATCAAGGATAATACTAAAGCCATCGTTCTGTCGATAGAACACGTAACGAACGTAGTCAGTTGCTTCTTGAGCAGCTTCTACATCTTCAGGGCCTTCTGGCTCAAAACGAACAGTCTCATCATCTGCTATGAACATCTCAGCTATATCAGCCTTTAGGTTCTCAACAGTCTGATAGACTTCTCTTGTAACTATCTTAGAATAACCATCTCGCTCATTACCGTAAGACTCACCTAAGTAATAATCAATAAGGTCTGCTCTCGATTGAGAAGCATCGCTGTCCATATGGTCAGATACATTATCTTCATAAGACCTGATTGCTGTAAGCAGCTTTTCATTAGAAGCCATTTATGTAACCCATTTGTAGTTAGTTTGTTCCTTGGACTCCCAAGGCTTCTTACGTTTGTTTGCTTTCTCGACAGTAGCGTATCGCTGACTTTGATAAGCATATCTTGTTGCTGACATTAAATCGTCAGCCTTGTCTACAATCTTTCCGTTATCACCGAAATGGTATTGTTGGAACTCTTCCTGCCATTTGTAACAACTTCTAAAAACTTTAAACAATCCTTTCTGCATAGACCTTGTCATGGCAGTGATACCTGATGCTATCTTAATATCCCCGTTGGTCTGGGAGATGTCAGGTGGATTAGTAAAATGTTCCATTAAGAAGTTAGCACCCTCTGCTCTATACTGAGCCGCCATACTATCACCACCATCAAACGACCTGTTACCATCGTGAGGCCACGCTATAGGAGGCTGGTGGGTACGTTCACGTATCGCTATGCAATGCTCTACAGCGTTCTTACGGGACTCCCTATACTCATCTGTAATGTAGAAGCACCCGTTCTCTGGGTTGATAGCTGCCCATACAATAGCTGTAGGGTGATCAAATCCAAAATCTATACCGCAGATACGTTTCCAACTGGCAGGTATATCAAAGTCCTCTACCACTATCTTCTCAAGATCAAAAGGAAACACCATACCTCTACCAAACACAGGCTGGCCTTTCGTTCTCATCTCCCGTTCATTAGGGAGGTACTGTGCAAGGATTTGTTCTTTAGCGTCTTCGTCTAAGTGAGGTGCTTCATCCCAACCTGCCTGGACTAAGAACTGCCCCTTACGTCTGTCGTTCAAGAACTGGTGTATAACAGGTGTCATACCACTCTCAGGAGTGAACGTCATCATCACATAACCTTTTCTATCAAGTGTTCTTGTCAAACACTGTGTATAGATGTTCTGTGCTGGTTGCTCATCGAGCCACACCCAATCAAGGGAGCTACCCATGAACTTCTCTTCTCCCATCTCATAAGACTTAAACTGAAGAACCGATTCTCCAATGTGCTTACCAAATGCGTTGTGGAACTTAACAACAATACTCTCTACCGCATTTGGTATCTGAGGCTTACGGATTACATCAACAATACAATCTCTAGGGATTGCCCCTGTCCCTCGTAAGTTTATATTTACAGGGTCTCCTAGCAATTCCTTCTGGAGAATGTCCCTTGTCGTTGCTGTACTTGCACCAGCAGCCCATGCGTTGATAGGTCTTGTAAACTTCTTCCCTTTCCACCAATCAGGATAGATACCTGTTAGGTGACAAGCTGTTATACGAGCACCTGTGTAGGTTTTACCAACCCTGTTACCAGCCATAGCTAAGCACTGGTTGTTCTCTTTAGTAGCGTTAGATAATATCTCTTGCCAACCGTAAGGAACCCACTCACCGAGTTGATTGTACTTACGCCGCTCCTCTCTCTCCTGCATTAAAGCAACAAGTTGCTCCTTCTCAGCCTTGTTTAAGCTCTTTGACATTATCACTACTCTCTATAAGTGAAGCTAATTGCTCGTCAAGCTCTGCATCCGTCATCTCAGAGACTTTGCTTGTTGAGATGATTTCTTGAGGTTTATCGTGACCTGTCCTGTGCATAACATCTTGAGCTGCTTTTAGCCGTATCTGAGGACTAACCTCAACATCTAACATTATATCTTCAATAATCTTAGCGGCTAAAGTTGCACATTGGTTCTCATCAATTAAATCATTACGAGTCTCTTTGATGATTTCCTTAAGGTCTTGGTATAGCCTATAGGCATTACCAGCATCAGGAGAGTAACCTGCCATCTCATAAGCATCTGCAATAGACATCTTACCGCCACCTTTACCCTCGTGATAACCACGAGCCATCAAGGAGACAAACTTCTCTTGCTGTTTAGTGAGCTTTCGTGTTTTAGCTTTTCTCTTAATCATAGATCATCTGCGTAGCTACGGCTGTTTCCCGTTTAATAACTCGGAAGGTGCTGCTACCAGCTCCCTGTGCCGTGACAGTTCCTGTTTGCTTGCCGCTATCAACAAGAGTGCCAACACCTCGGTAGGTAGAACCTCCGGTGTCTTTAATCTGGAGATAGAGAGATTCATTACCGCCTACGGCTGGTTCTGTAAAAAATGTTCGAGAGCTACCAGAGGACAGTGTGAAGTCAGCCCCTATAGTCTCTGCTGTCTGAGATAGAGCCTCAGGGTCTGATGTTCCGTAATTTGTAGACATGGTGTCCTCGCTGTTATGAAATAATGTTGTTTGAAATAATTTGGCTTGTGCCTGTGCCTAATCCCAAGCCTTGATCAGTGTAAAAGTTCTCGATAGTTATATGTAATTGCGCATAGCTTGCCGGATCTCTCCACTCAAGTATGGCTCCCGCAATGAATATCTCAAGATCCGTTACGCCTTGAACAGCATCTGATAAGCCGAAAAAAGTGGTCTTAACTCCGTTAATAGTATGAGATACACCAAGCCCAAAGTTTTCCGCAGGCATTCTTACGGATGTGGTTGTTTCGGTTAAAGTCGGAGTACTCCCTACCCAGACATCTCCATGCGGCCACTCCAGCCCATTATAATCTGCATCTTCGTCAGCAATAGCTATGAAAAAACCTGTGTCCCCAGCAGTGCTAAACGCTTGATAAACACCACCGCCAGCAAAGATACTACCTGTTAGAGCTACGCCAGCCAGTAACGGCTGTGCAGGCTGGAGAAGCGATCTCTGAGCTGTGCCATCAGAAGTGGTTAGGTGCGCAGTAAAGGCGCAATTAGATCCCATAGTGGAGTTATATTGCTGCGTCAGTGTTGCGTTTGATGTCTCATTTGTGAGCGTTTCATTAACAGTTATCACGCCGCTGGCGCTTGTTTTTACTGTGACAGTTACATTGTTACTTGTCGTGCCGGTGATCGCTATACGATCTCCAACCCTCCAAACATCGCCTATCCCTGTATGAGTGATAGTTTTGGCTGCGGCATCAAACACCGCGCCAGTGGCCGCCCAAGCAACACCATTATTCCTTTCTCGCTGCCCACCAAAGGATGCAATAGGGAGAGTTACGCCAGTACCCATATTTATCGTGTAAAAAACTCCCAACAACCAGCTTTTATCACCAGTGTCTTGTGAATAAATCTCCGGCTGACCGTAAGTTAAATAATTCATATTTGTTTGCCTTTTAACGCTAGACGCTTCATATTTGTATGGTTGGTAAAGACCATCCCCTATCAATTCTGGTGCATGTAATAGCTTTTGATTTTGAGCAAATAACGCTGCCTGAGATGCACTGTATCCCTGCAATAGTGCTTTTGTCCATACTCCATCAGACCTTACCTGACTAGCTAGGGGTTCAAAGTAGCTACCAAACGCTGCGCAGCCCCCATACTCGATAAACGTATTGCCTGACCTTAGCCCTGCACTAGTAGCGAAATAAGCATAAGCACCGTCTTGTACATCAAATACCTGTATGGCTTCGCCTGGCTTAAACTGTAATGAGTCTGTACCACTGGTTATGTTAGTCAATAACTGGTCGTGTAGACCAAACACAGGTATAGGGAAGGTTGTGTCGTTTAATGCCTCCCAGTGATAATCAGACGGGCTACCATACTCCGATCTTGTGTTTCTGTAGACAGAGGCGCTTGTGTCAGCCGGTGCAGAGGTTCGCAAGACAAAACCAACGTAGTTCTCACCATCGTTTTTGTCATACCTACTGTAACCTGTGGCTTCTGGGACGCTGCCGCTTGTAGCTGGGTCTAGCTCACCAGCCAGCATAGAACCCTCTGCCCACCCCCATTTACGGTTGGTGAACCCCAGCTCTTCATAAAGTATATCGTTCCATATAGGAGCGCCTACCGAGAACCTGCTTACTCCACGATCTCTTGACCCACAAACGATCGGCCTGTGCTTGTGAGCGCCTATTGATACCTCACTAGCTATAGCACGTTCAACCATAGCTGTGATCTTAGCGGGGGTGCACTCCAGCACACCTGCTGTAATGTCATACCACCCTATGCGCCAGCTAGGCAGAGTAGTCCACGTAGCACTTATATCCCCTCTGTACGTCAAGTGCTCGTCGCCTATAGCGAAAATACTACCAGAGCGTAGACCAGCAAACGCCGTGCTGGCCACCGAATTAAGCTCTAGTGTGTCACCACTGGCTACACCAAGTACGTCTTCAGTAGCTACGTCGAGAATAGACCCTGCTGGATTAGAGAAGCCTCTATCTGGCTGAGACTTTAGCATATTGACAAAGTGTCTGTCAGTGTAATACGCAGCAGGGGATGTCGCTAATGGATCAAGTCCTGTAGCAGCCCCAAGCGCCTTTAAGTTTACAACTGATCCCAAAAACCTAGAGCCGCTTACTAAATTGCTGTACCCCAAACCTGCTATAGTAACCCCAGCGTCAAACCCAGGAGTACAGCAAATGGCTTCTATGTTGTTAGTCTCGCAGTAGTCTGCCAAGTCACTGGCCCACGTACTCCATATAGTCGCTTGGGTACGAGCACCAGCAGCTCCTAGCGCTACGGCGTATTTATGATTGGTGTCTAAACTACGAGCTGCTATATAAGCATCGGCTTTGGCTTCATCGCCAGCCAGAGAGCTGTTGTAGCAAACCACAACTTTGCTATGGTCTATCTGATGTCTTGCCTTTCTTGTAATATCACTAAGAACATCAACATCAGCCATTCTTATTTAACCTCTGCTGTAAACCCAGTAGCAGCTTTAGGTGCAGCCCAAGGTAATTGAATACTGATTGTATTTGATAACGTAGGAACTGACCGCAGAATATCTCCGTTCTCGTTTAATGCCAGCACGACAATAGAGCAAACATGACTGCCCCATGCGCTAGATTGAAAGGAGAACGTAGTTACATTACCAACAGAGAATGCCTGACCAGCACAGTCGATCTCGTAGCCATGTACCTCGCCAATCTCTGTGTTATCAACCCGCTCGGTGGGTGTAACCCAGTTGAGCTCTACCGTCTTCTCTGGGACTTGACTGATTAAACCTAACGATGCGAGCAGTGCTAAGAAACCACCCGCTATTCTCTTTTTAAATCTGAACTTACGCATCTACTTTTCCTGCTGTTTAACCATGTCTTTAACATATTGGTTTAGAACCAACAACCAACCAAAGTGACCTAGTGCTGCTACTGCGTATATCTCTAATGATCTATAGCCAATAATTGCTGCTGTTATCGCCCAACTAGCGGCCCATGCGTTACCCGCCACTAATATTAAAGCCCCTATTGTAAGCCACGGGTTGCGAGATAACAGACTCAATCGCAGCGCTAAGTATATCATTACTAGACACAGTGATGCGTCTGTAACCGCTAGCAACCGTATCAAAGTTTCTGTAATCATCTTCTGGCCCACACTCGATATCTGTTGACGAACCTATGAGTAGGCAATCCTCAACAACCGTCAAATTCATCATCACCTGTCCAATGATGTATCGTGAGGCAATCTGCCCGTTCTTCCACTCGCTCGGTTCGGACTTCCAGGTCATTAAAGTTCCCAGTCCAATCATCAAGAATGTAAGCAACAGTAAATGTAGCAATCCCAACCTCACTAAGAATGAGTAGAAAGAGGAGATTGGTGAGGGTTTTCTTAGAGGAGGCATCGACAACATGCTCGACCACCTCTTTTGCTGGTTCTTCTATGCCCATTATACAACATCCTCATACATCCTTATTCTTCTCGTAAAACAACCAGCCTGCTGCCCTTACAGACCGGTACATCAAAGTACGAGTGATTAAGCTGACATTGGCGCTCTTCATTGCTTCGAGGAATATCTTATCTGCTACATCCCTGCTAGCCGTATGTCGCTTGTAGATGTAATCGTGAATAACAGCAGGTGCTCTGCTCTTACCATTCCTATTAATAAAAACTCGTGCTATCAGCGGAATTGATGCGAAATCTGACTGAAACCCTACAGGTACTTCAGTCCATTTGTCGAATTCCTTGCTGTAATAGCGCAAGCTCTTAGTTAATTCAAATAAGCCACCTTCCACAGTCTTCGTGTGTACTGTTGCTTTATCAGGAAAGTAGCCCATTGTCTTACTCCAAATCGTATGTTATTTTGAGCGTATAACTACGCCCTACTTTAGATCAAACTCGTAGCCGAACTTGATACCCATACGCTCTAAGTAACCTGATGTGGCATTCTCATAGAAAGCCGCTACTCGGAAAGGAACACCCTTCACTTCAGCGTTAAGACCAACCTCATACATCTGAACCAAGCTGGTCTCACGCTCAAAAGTGTTGTCTGCATACTTAACCGCCTGTGCACCTACAAAGAACTGATCAACCAACACTTCAGCTCCTACTCCGTAGAACTCACCTGCGTACTCTTGTCGATCACCTCCATTAATGTCTGCTGATGATGTATGACCATACACTGCATATGGGGTAAAACTGCCTACTTCATAACCTACCTCTACTTGCGCCCAGAAGGGCAAGATCTCATCACTGGAGATGTTAGCCCCAACCTCAGAACCTAAACTGACATCTAAATCAATATCTACTTCCCCTGCATAGAGGTTTGTTGTAACGATACAAGAGGCCACTAGGAATACGGCTAATGCTGTAAAAAGAGAATCTTTCATACTAATACCTGTTTCGTGAGTCAATGTGAATAAATGTGTTATATACAATAACGTTAATATCTGGGTAATTAACAGCCATCCAATCTGCTGCTTCTTGAGGACTATCAACCTTCAGATCCATAGCCCAACTGATCATTTCTCCATCCTTATACCTAGGCATGTGCCAAGAGGCTGGAGCACCTCCTACTGCCTTATTGTGACTAGGGCATCTGCACCCACTTGTCACCTTAACAGGAACACCGATATAATGCCTATACCCATTAGCTGCTTCAAGCGTATATGGGTGCATAACGCTAAACCCACATCCATCATTACAAGCATACTCAGAAGGGTTGAAATAATCCATATCTATCCTGTATAAAAAAGAGACAAGGAGCACGAACGTACTCCCCGCCCCTCAACCAGCCCAGAGAGAGGGGGAGGCTGGTTGAAACAATCTGATCCTCAGTGCTTGTATTATATTGGGGCTTCCCAAAGATCAAATATATACTGCTCCGCAGAGCTTCTTAAAGAGAAAAAACATTAAAGTCAAAAGAACGCTTTAAAGGATAAGAGAAAAAAGAAAAGAGAAAAAGCACACTGTCTAACTTAATCATGCTTCGCATCAAATACTATTAAAAACGTATACCCTATATATACTATATGCAATATCCTGACAGATTTGTAACAACTTTCTAAGTATACTTAAGTATATTCAGGGAAGAAGTCATTGATATACATAGGATATATAGAAAGTGTGAATAGTATACATTCTAGAGGTTGGGAAATACCTCCGGTGTATGGGGTGGATATTAACGTTAAAGCACGCATCCAAAGTTGGGGGTGGGGTAGCAGATTCTGCAGCATTTGTCAAGTCATATTTAATGCTATGCCATGCATATGCTTCAGTGGATTGCAAGTTAATTAAATTTAATTTGACTTGATGATGTGTATGTGACAGGGGATATCCCTCCTTACCACCCCTTACCATCCACACCTATGCCATAGCCTACGCCTATCACCACCACACCAACCATAGCCGCTGCCTATGTATTCTATTTAATATACTATAGTATACTTATCATATGCTTATGTCCTACCTCTATACTGTACGCCAAGCCATCTTTAACAGTGGCATAACAATTCATAAAATAATTATAAATTGACCTGTATTGTCATTGGCAATCGTATGCTTTGATATATACTTGTTAGCAAGTGAGGCAATAATGCCTACAACCAACAAACAGAGAGCACTATCATGAGAATCAAATCATTAGCAGCGAATCAAACAGAACTATATGACAATAGCGGGACAGTGGTGTTATTCTCTTACGAGACACCAGTTGCAGCCTTGTTACCAAGTGGGCGGGCGATCAGAACCATTGAAAAGTATTCACAAACCACAACTAAGCATATCAACAAGTGGCTGCAGTCATTCGGCAATGTCGAAACAGTGGAGCAATCTTTTATTGATGAGCTCGTCAGCTAGCATACATTAACAATTTGTAATGGACATTTGCAGATTGTTAACGCATACTATCTACATCAATCAAACAAAGAGGTAAGACAATGAAATTATCAATGGACAAAGAGCAATTTTTAAGCATTGCTAAGCGTAAGATCCAGCCAGATTACATTGAATGGGCATTAAACAATTGGGACTATTTAACGCGAGTTAATACGCCGTTGGTTAACGTCAATAGCTCATCTAAAATTGTGAAAGGTGAAAAGCTTGGATTTTATACCGCTATTTTATATCTCAAACCAGCCGATATGGTAGCTATTAAAACATTATGCCCGTTTGCGGGTAAAGCGGGATGCAAAGACGGTTGCCTTGAAAGTAGTGGTCAATTAGGCATGATGACGGCCGATAATGCTAAAATTAAGCGTACAATACTCTTTTTGGTTGATCGTGAAGCGTTTGAGATAGAATTGAGTAAAGAGCTAACAAAGCATTACTTAAAGCATGGCGACAATTTCGCATGCCGTTTAAATGGCACTAGCGACATAGACTGGTTTAAGTTTATCTTAGATCACCCTAGTATTACATTCTACGATTATAGCAAGGTATTGGCTTACGTTAAAAGAGCGCAAAAACTAGGCAATTACCACATCACGTTTAGCGGTAGCGCCAACAGTATTGAGACAATAAACCAAACAGCGCTAGCTATTCGCTCTGGCTTCAACACTGTTATTGCATGCGATACCAAGGAATTAAAAGGCGAATGGCAAAGACCGGCTAAGCTTGGCAATAGTAGCCTAGTTGATATGGATCAAACAGACCTACGCTTTAAAGACAAAGCCGGTAGTATTGGTACGCTTAAGATCAAAGGCGGTAATAAACAAGAGAGAGCATCACGTATTGGTACTAATAACTTTTTCTTTAACGAGAAAAGCCTTGCCCAATTATCTATAGCGTTATAAGCTATCGACATTAAACAATTAAACAAAGAGAGAGATCATCTATCATGATTATATTTAACTATCCAAGCAAAAAAGCATTAAAAGAGTCTGTTGGCCAGCCATTAGACTATATCGAAACAAGCCTATTTGGTGAGGAATATCGCAGCGACGGGATACTCACCGGCGCAAACCGTCCCCATATAACGGGACAGGGCAGGGAATTTTTTGCTAATGTTACAATGGAAAACGGAAAAATTAAATCCGTTAAATAAACCAATAGAAAATAGGTGATATTATGAACAATCTAAATTTAATTATTAACGATGATGGCGAAATACATATTTGGAATGGGACAATGGGAGCTGTAATGGTGAGCCATGAGGATACCAAGACCTTGCGATCCTTTCCAAGCGTAGATGATGCAGTAAATGGCTTATGGCTCACAGGCCACAGAGAGGCCGCTAGGGAGTTAAACAAAGTTACCCGCACCAATGGGGTTAAATAGAGCTTAAAATCGCTTAGGGAGGCTTATAGAGCCTCTCAGGGCATAACTGACAGAAGACAGGTGATACTATGGCTATCGATATGGCTCAGGCAAGTAAAGACTTTTACAAACAAGACAAAAAGCAATTTGTTTATATGTTGATCAATGAATTAACAGGCGAAACCGTAGCGATTTATTCTGAAAGACCGAGAATGGCAGAGATCGAGAAGCAGTACCCAAACTTTTGGGATCATTACAGACTAGCAAAGAATGAATGTCCTTGCAACTATTGCAACTAACTAGACAGGTGATATTATGAAAAATATAAAAGTTAAAACCGTTGAAGCTTACATGACAACGGACGATCAGCTTTTTATATGCGAAATGGAAGCCGAAAAGCATCAAGGCGATATACTAGGTGAGTTATTAGATGAATTATTACCCTATGATGATCGCGGGAATATAACACGGATCGACCGCCATAATATATTAATTAAAATGCTCGAAGGCAAAGACCTTAAGCGAATCATTAAGCAAATAAATAACACAATAAACGGGTGATATTATGAAACTATACATACTAGCAAGAGAGTTTATTCTCGACCATGGCGAAGCCATAGCGGCCATTGTTATCACGGTTACGATGGGCACGCTATTCGGATCAGTCATTGGACTTTACTTGGCAGATGGATTATTCTAGCCATTCAATTAAACAGAGGTTAGTGAAATGAACATATATAGAATGCGGGAAAGAGCGTACGAAATAGAAAAGATGTTAAGCGCTGTGCTAGATGATTATACGATAGGCGTGGATTTCTTTAAGATATTAGAAATACATGACAATCTCATCTATGCGAGTACTAACGACAGCTGTTATGAGTTCACACTCGAAGAGCTTATGCTCGAGTACCTAATGCTATTAGATCAGCCTAAGAAACAAACACCTCAACAAATGGGCGTATCATTCACACAAAGGGCGGTGAAATGAACATATATCACGTAACATATTGGTGGAAAACTGGCACAGCTCCTGTAACATTCATCTACAACAGCATGGAGGAGGCATTAGAGCGATTTAAAGATGATGGCGGTACAGAGTATAGGGTAGAAGGGGAATCGCTTACAGGGGCTTACAGTGCGCCTGAGAAGGGTTATGAGATTCAACTTGGTAGTCAATTTGTAGCAGATAAGGGGTAAATCATGGGACAATATAAGTATTTTGAGTTAAACTTTGACGATAGTCAGCCGGATGCGCCTCGATATCGTGTGGTATTCATCAACCCGCAGTCGAATAGACTGCACAATATAGCGCTAATCTGGAGCGAATCCAGAGCCAATTGGCTAGTGGATCTATTAAACAATAGCAAAACATATCATCAATCGGAGACGGAATAGTGACTAATGAAGAGATAACAATTAGACTAATACGCCAAGAGTTAGGCTTTATCATCTCACGTTGTGAAAATTGTGAAGATGGCGATAGTAACGTATTAGAAACAGTGGTTGATCGTGTAATTGACTTAACAGAGCTTATTGATAACAATACACAGTTGCCGCCATGCTATGTTGAGCCTTGGAATGACGAGCCAGAGCCAATAATATGCTTACAGTGTAGTGGCTCAGGTGAGGGCATGTACGATAATACTATCTGCTCACGCTGTAATGGCTGGGGCGAACTAACAGAGGATGACTACAATGATTAACAAAGAGACGACAATTGATCCTATTAATCAAGATGCAGCTAAAGCTTGCAAGGAATCAAATCCAGAGCCTATTGGCTATAATTTCAACGATTGGTATGAATCGCGGGGAAGGTGGCTAGATGGCTCTGAGTACGACGATCTCTTTGGAGGATATGAGCTATGACTGAGCAAGAAATGTCGCTTATAAGGCGATTGAGGGACTCTGAGGTGGCATTAGCACGTACAGCTAGCGAAACATTCGATATAGAGGTTGTGCCAGTGGTGTTAGTAACTGAATCAGGAAGATTGCACGTTGAGCTTGTATCAAAAAACTATGACATAAACGAATTACTTGGGGCGATGTTCCCAGAGGGGATAGAAGGATGAGCAGTAGATACGAACGATTCACTTATGAAGAACAATTGGAAGTTGATCTTGAAGCAACAATGGCTGAATATTTACGGGTACATTCTGACAAGTATGGCGGAAATAAGATTGCTTTCATTGAAGATCTTAAAGAAATTGTGAATAATCTGTCAGATGATGAATACCTAGATACACTGCCGTTTTAAAGCGTAGTTGTTACTAACATTAAATTTCTGTAATGCTACTATCTGTTACAAATCCGTGGAGATATTGCATATAGTATATACTAGGGGTATAAAAATGAATGAATTTGAAGTATTAGTGAAAGAGAATGAAAAAAGGATTAAGGCAATAGCTAGAACATGGGAAAAAAACAAATATATTAGAGCTTATGGTTTGACAGAATTAGAGGATTTATACCAAGAGTGTTTAATAGGGTTTTGGAAAGCATACGAGACATTTGATGAAACAGGTGGGCTTAGTAAGTTTAAGACATATTCTGAACGAGTGATTAAACACCACATGTTGAACATTACAATACATCAGAGAAGAAAGGCAGCAGGAAAGGACGGGGACTCAGTATGGCAGGAAGGCTTAGAGCTAGTGGATGAGTATGAGGAAGCACCTGATACACTTGAGGTATCGGATGTTAGTAAGGATGTTAGACGAGCGCTCAACGGTGAGCTGACAGAGGAGGCTAAAAGCTTATATCAGTTCTACTTTGTTCATGGCTTGTCTTTTGATGAGATAGCTATTGTTATGAACACTTACAAGATGGATGTTTATCGAAAGCTAACAGGTTTACTTAAGAACAAGCGATTGATCAACAGGCTAGCGGCTTATCATTCAGGACAGAGGGTGGTGAAATGAGTTGTGTAGAAAAGATGGGACATAGCTGTGGCAGCAGTGATGCGTTACAGGTGTTTGAATCAGACGGAGTGTATACAGGCTATTGCTTTTCATGTCATAAATATGTCAACAATCCTTACGGGGACAAACCAACAGGTTATAAACCACCAGCAGCAGTGCCTCTAAGGCCAGTGGAGGAGATTTTAGAGGAAGTTAATAGCATTACAGCCACATGGTCTACTATGGCGCTACCGAGCCGTGGGTTGAAGCTGGAGGCATTAGAGTATTTTGGTGTTAAGGTGGGTGTTAGTGAGTCAGATGGTGTTACGCCTGATATTGTAGCATTGCCAGTGTATCGTAACGGTGAGTTGGTTAGCTATAAGATGAGAGCGCTAGCTGAGAAGCGTATGTTCTCGTTAGGGAATAGCAAAACACCTGACATGTTTGGTTGGCAGCAGGCTTTAGACAGTGGTGCGCCTCGACTAATCATTACGGAAGGAGAATATGATGCAATAGCTATCTACCAAGTGCTTAAAGAACTATCAGATGCTAAGTATAAGGATTTCAACCCAGCAGTGGTGAGTTTAACTAACGGCAGCAGTGGTGCTAAGAAGGAAATCTTACGCAATCTTGCTAGTATTAAGAGTAATTTTAAGGATGTTGTTCTAGCGTTCGATATGGATGATGCAGGGAGCAAGGCAGCAGAGGATGTTGTTAAGATATTCCCTGAAGCTATGAGAGCACAGCTACCGGCTAAGGATGCTAACGAGTGCCTTCTTAAAGGTAATCTTAAAGCACTGAAGAATGCTGTGTTGTTCAAGGCATCAGTGGCTAAGAACACCAGCCTTGTGTACGGCAGCAGCCTTAAGGAGTTGGCTATGGCTAAGCCTGAGTGGGGCTTGTCTTATCCTTGGGATGCTATGACATCGCTCACACGAGGCGAGAGGTGGGGTGAGACACAATACTTAGGTGCTGGTGTTAAGATGGGTAAGAGTGAGATATTGAATGCGCTTGCAGCCCACAAGATAACAGTACATGGTGAGAAGGTATTTATGTGTAAGCCTGAAGAACAGAATGCTATGACGTACAAGCTTCTGGTTGGCAAGGTGGCAGGGAAGATATTCCACGACCCTAACAGGGACTTTGATGAAGAAGCTTTCATCGAAGCAGAGAAGATGATTGGTGACAGTGTTGCTATGCTCAACCTGTACCAGCACGTAAGCTGGGATAATATCAAGCAAGATATATTAACAGCAGCAGGTGAAGGCTATCGTACCATATACCTTGATCCTATTACGTGTTTCACTAACACTGTATCATCAGCAGAAGCTAATGAATTGCTAGTGAGAATAGCGTCAGAGGCATCAGCTATGGCACACGATCACAAGCTTTCAATGTGGCTCTTCTGTCACCTTAACGCTCCAGGGAAGGATAAGAAGCCACATGAGTCAGGTGGGAAAGTGTTATCATCACAGTTTGCAGGGAGTAGGGCTATGATGAGAGCTTGCCACACTATGTGGGGCTTGCAGGGTGATAAGTCACCAGACCTAACACCAGAAGAAAGGAATATGAGACAGCTTGTACTATTAGAGGATAGAAACTATGGACAGACGGGGAGGGTTGAGTTATACTGGGACAACCAAACAGGGTTGTTTGAACAAATCTAATTAATGCACAGGAGATAG